GCTACAAGCGCCCCTTGCCCACGTGCTCGTGGAAGCAATGAAGTGGCACCCATCCTGTTTCTCGTCTTTTCACAGACAAGATCAGGCGTGGGAGGCCACAAAGGCATTATTCAGAATCAAAGACTACCGTCTTGATGATGAACAACAGTCGTTTCTCTCCAGTGATCTGAAGGATGCGACTAACGCTCAGAATTGGCTCATAACGAAAGTTATGATCAAATCTTTTGTACTCGGGTATGGACTGCAGTTCAAATCCGAATACGTGGATCTAGTTCTCAACATGGTTGGACCTAGATTGGTCTTGTTCCGGGATTACGATAGTATCCTATCGAAAACCGGTATTATGATGGGTGAAGCTATCGCTAAACCCTCATTAACTCTTCTCAATCTGTCGATTGAGGAACTAGCATTTCTAACGCACTGCCGTGCGAAGGATCTACTTACCCAGGATTTACCAGCGCCCTACCGGGCGTGGCGGTTTTTCCACCTTGGCGGCGACGACCACTTAGCAAAGGGGCCGAAGCCATACTTAGAACTCATCACTCAGATGCATCTGAGGGCGGGTTCTCACATTTCGCCAGGTCAACACGGGTACTCCCGCGTAGCCGTTCGCTACTGCGAACGGGTGATCTGGCTTGAAAACCTTGAATACGGCGAGCCGTTTAGCAAAACGGACTATGCCAAGTCAACTATCGTTGATTCAGTCAAGGTTAGACTTCTTGAGAAGGGTCAGTCGACTCTGATCAAGAAGGATAACAAGAATGTTGCGATTGGCAAATCGCAGCAACTTGCCGGATGTCTAGCGTGGTTACCCGACGATAGTCGGTTTTACACACTAGATAAAAAGGTCTCGATCCGCAATCTCTTTATTAAGAGAATGGGACGTTTACTGCCGAGTTTCAGTAGAAACCCGCGGGCCTTCTCCGCCGTACACCTACCGATAGAAATCGGTGGTTTCGGGCTTGGCTTTCCTTGGGAGCTGAAGAAACATCTTCTAGGCTCCCCCGATCCACAGCAGTGGCTCGTTAAGAAAGCTTTACTCGGGTTGGATATATCAGCAGATATACGTATATTCAGGAAACTGAATACCAACACGACAACTCGTGGGCTCGACATGCTTGTCGAGTACCAGGAGATACTGCTTGAACAACTCCGGATGTTTCCGGGTATGGTCAACGCAATCTCGTGGAAGGAACTTGTGCTCAAGTATCCTTCCCCGAACAACAACCCGCGCGAGTGCATTGCACTCGCTCAAAGAGATAATGTTTTATCCTTTGATGAGTTTGTAAAGAGGTTGTCTAGAGGAGATATCTTCCAGGCCCTCTTGCAGGGCGAGAAATTGAAAGTATTCAATACTCGTCCTTTCGTCCAAACATACAAGCATGTATGGGAGGAAGCTGAGGAACTCGGACTACAACACTACCGTGATGTGTCCTTGTTGGATAAATCGGACAAAGATATTCTTTGGGCGATCCGTTCAGGGGTACCACAGTGGTTCCTTGACATCAGTCAAGATACCGCTATGGATTTCGGCTACCGTCCT